GAAGAGAATAAAATGCCAACTACGTTGGCGTCTGATAATACGACTAATTATATTAGTTTAAACTTCCCAAATGGCCTATTATATTGCTGTTTAGCAGAGACATATGCCTTTCTAAAAGGCCCAGCAGATATGTTGACATTATACGAGCAAAAGTATAAAAACGAAGTAGATAAGTTTGGTGTTGAACAAATCGGCAGAAGAAGACGAGACGACTATACCGACGGAACTGTTAGATTAACAATACCATCAACGAACCCTTAGGAGATAAGATATGGCAATAACATCAGCAATTTGTACAAGTTTTAAAGTAGAACTTTTAAAAGGTGTGCACAATTTTACAGCAACAACTGGTAACACTTTTAAAATTGCTTTGTATGATAGCGACGCGACTCTCGGTGCAGCAACTACTGCTTTCACAACGTCAGAAGAAATTACAAACACATCTGGAACTGCTTACACTTCTGGTGGTGCTACGTTAACAAGCGTAACTCCAGTTGCTTCAAGCACGACTGCACTTTGTGATTTTGCAGATGTAAGTTTTTCATCAGCTACTTTCACAGCCAATGGTGCAATGATCTACAATGATACAGCAACAGGTGATCCTGCTTGCGCTATAATTGCTTTTGGTTCTGACAAAACAGCGACTAACGGAACTTTTACAATTCAATTTCCAGCAGCAGACGCGTCAAACGCTATCATCAGATTAGCATAGGAGGACCAAGATGTCGGTTCAATCAGGATGGGGTAGATTCACCTGGGGACAAGCATATTGGAATGAAGATGCTTTACTTGCAACTGGTTGGGGTGCAAAATCTTGGGGTGATAGTGGTTGGGGACAACTTGCTGACGAAACAGTCACATTAACAGGAGTATCCGCAACTTTTAATGTTGGTTCTTTAACATTAACAGGAACTGCTGATATTACGTTATCAGGAAATTCTTTTACAGCATCAGTTGGCTCTATTTCACCCGTAATACCTAAAACAGTTTCAGTTACTGGTGTTTCAATTACATCATCACTAGGAACAGCGACACCAGATATTTCTGTAACACCAACAATAACTGGTGAGTCTATTACTTCAGCGATTGGTGTGATAGATCCTGCAGATCAGTTTGTAGGTTTGACAGGACAAGAAACTACTGTTTCTCAAGGATCATTAATTATACCAAATGAAGATGTATCCGTAACAGGACAATCAATAACTTCCACATTAGGAACACCTATATCTTTTGTTGGAACAGCTGTTTTCCCTTCTGGTTTTTCAATAACAACTTCACAAGGATCAGTTGTTGTACCAAATGAAGATGTAACTTTAACAGGTGTACAAGCAGATTTTAGTTTAGGTACAATATTAGGAACAGGCTCTGTAGCGATTACATTAACAGGTCAAGCAGCTACAGCTGCAGTGGGGGCTTTATCAGCTGCAGATGTCATGGGATTAACTGGTGTTTCTGCTACATCTTCTGTAGGAAGCATAGATCCAAAAGATCAAGTTATGGGTCTAACAGGTCAGGCAGCTACAGCGAGTGTAGGAACACCATTTATTATTGCTTTAGCTAATATTGACACGGGTTCAAACACGTCGTATAGTGATGTTTCAACGGGTTCGAATACTTCTTATTCGGATGTTGCAACTGGCTCAAATACGAGCTATAACGATGTAACAGGAGAAGCAGCTTAATATGGCATCAACATATACACCACTGGGTATAGAAAAAATGGCTACTGGCGAAAATGCCGGTACATGGGGAACAAAGACTAATACCAACTTAGATATCATTGAACAGATAGCTGGTGGATTTATACAAAAATCAATAGCGGGTGGAGCACAAACAACTGCTCTTGCAGTTAGTGATGGATCGACTGGTGCAGAACTTGCACACAGAATGATAGAATTTACAGGTACAATTACAGGTAATCAAATTGTTACAATTCCAAACGACGTTCAAAACTTTTACATTTTAAAAAATTCAACATCAGGTGCATACACAGTACAATTTAAATATGCCACAGGAACTGGTGATAGCTTTACTTATTCCGCTACAACAAAAACAACTAAAATAATTTTTGCATCAGGAAGTCCAGACACAACAAATCCAAACATGATTGAAATTCAAACAGGTGGAGATGTTGTAGATGATACATCACCACAATTAGGTGGAGATTTAGATACTAACAGTTTTAATATTTCATTTGATGATGCTCATGGCATTACAGATGAAAACGGAAACGAACAGGTAATTTTTCAAACAACATCTTCAGCGGTAAACCAATTAGATATAACAAACGCTGCAACAGGAAATGCTCCATCAATTCAAGCAACGGGAGGTGATTCTAATATAAGTTTACAAGTAGGTCCTAAAGGAACAGGTAATATAGAGGTTCTAGGAGCAACTAATCCAGGTGAGTTACAACTTAACTGCGAAAATAATTCCCACGGAATTAAATTGAGATCTCCCGCGCACTCAAGTTCACAATCTTACACACTTATTTTTCCAACAGGTAACGTAACAGCAGACAGATTTTTAAAAGTTGCATCAGTAACTGGATCAGGCACAACAGGTGTTGGTCAATTATCATTTGGTGAAGTATCCGGCGGAACATCATGGCAAGCAGTAAAAACTTCTGGTTTTACAGCAGTAGCAGGTGAAGGATATTTCTGTAATACAACATCAGCAGCTTTTACAGCAACTTTACCATCATCAGGAACAATCGGTGATGAAATAAGTTTTATAGATTATGCAGGTACGTTTGATACAAACAATTTAACTATTGGGAGAAACTCACACAACATACAAGGTTCTGCAGCAGATTTAACAGTGTCAACCGAGAGAGCAGGTTTTACATTGGTTTATGTAGATTCAACTCAAGGTTGGCTATTAAAGGATAAATAATAGCGATGTCTGACTATAAAGGTATAAAGGGTTTCCAAGTTCAAACCCGTACAGAAGATCCAACACCTTACGCGCAAGCGTTAGCTAATAATCCTTATGCGGGAGTGTGGGGTAGTGGTACATCTTTACCTCAAAACCAAAGACAGTTTGCTGGCTTTGGAACACAGACTGCAGCGATAGTTGCTGGTGGTAATACACCAACTCCTAAATCTGGAAACTCATATACTTACGATGGTGCCTCTTGGTCAGAAGTAGCTGAACTTAATACTGCGAGATTTGCTTTAGGTTTTTCTACAAACTCTCCTCAATCAAGTGGTATAGTTTTTGGAGGACAATCTCCTCAAGTTGCTAACGCTGAAACTTGGAACGGATCAGGTTGGACGGAAGTAGCAGATTTAAATACAACAAGATCAAAACTTGGTGGTGCAGGAATTTCTTCAACATCAGCTTTAGCTTATGGTGGAACAACAGATCCTGGAAATAAAAATGAAACAGAAACTTGGAACGGAAGTTCTTGGACTGAAGGCAATAATTTAAATACAGCTAGATTTAATTTTTTTAGATTAGGCACGGCTACAGCAGCTCTTGGAGCTGGTGGCTATGATGACAGTACATATGTTGCAAATGTTGAAAGTTATAATGGCACGTCTTGGACAGAAACAACAGACATACCCGCTGCAAAAGGATCTGGTGGTGGAGCTGGAACTACAACTGATGGAATTATATTTGGTGGAAATAGTCAATTTGCAGGTACACTTGCTTGGAATGGATCAACGTGGACTACAGTAAATAGTTTAGGCACAGGTAGATCTGAAGGGTCACAAGCTGGAGGACCAAGTGGCGGCAACACTGCTTTATATGTTGCTGGTTATACAACGACAGAAGTTGCTACAACAGAAGAATGGGCTTTTGGTGGTTTACCTCCATCAACACCAGCAGCAGATTATTCAGACGCAATTATTGGAGATTTTTATTATAATTCTTCAGAAGGAAAATTTAAAGGCAGTGTAAGCGGAATATCTGCAGGCACTTGGGCATCTGGTGGTACTATGAATACTGCTAGATACAGAATGTTTGGAGGATTTTCTCCACACAGCGAAGGTTTAGTAGCAGGTGGACAAGCACCTGTAAAAGCAAATGTAGAAAATTATAACGGAACATCTTGGACAGAAGTAGCAGACATACCATCAGCGTTATCTGATTCTGGAATGATAGGGGTTTATACAGCAGGGGTTCTTGCTGGTGGAGAGGGATCTCCTGGTACTACAAATGAAGCTCTTCATTGGAATGGTTCAGCTTGGACCGAAGCTACTAATATGCCTTATGTAGTAGAAAGAGCTAGTGGTTCTGGAGTTCAAACAGCAGGATTAGTTACAGGTGGAAGAGATGGAAGTCCAAAACTTGCCACAACTTTAGAATACGATGGAACGAATTGGACTGCAGGTGGAAGTTTACCTGCCGCATATTATAACATAACCGCACAAGGACCACAAACTTCTACACTAGCAGCAGGTGGAGCTGATGGATCAGCAGGTTCTTCAGCTGCTTATACATATAATGGTTCATCTTGGACAGCAATCAGTAGTATGAATGCAGCAAGATCAGAAGGTGGTTGGGCTACTCAAGGAGATGGAGCTACTAGAGCTTTAATATTTAGTGGGGGTGATCCAAGTGATTCTCGTGCTAAAACAGAATTTTGGGATGGAACTTCTTGGACAGAGCTTAATGATTTATCAACCGCTAGATCTGCTGGAGGTTCTTTTGGAGGTATAAATAACTCAGTTTATGCAGGTGGATCATCTCCAGCTTTAAGTCCCACTACAACTGGGGTTACTGAAGAATGGTCAGCCAGCGACTTTTTGAATAAACTGGTGACAAGTAGTTAATTATGATTTATAAACAAGCAAAAGGAGGAAGCAACTATGGCATATAAATACTGTACAGCGACTAACTGGGGAAAAAACTTTTTCACTCACGAAGAGAGAAAACATTTTTACCTTAGAAGTCATCCTGGTGAAGTATGGGTTGTAGGTGATAATCATCACGGTGATGAGTGGATTAGTAAAGTAGATGGTGCTCTTAAAACAAAAGAAGAAGCACAAGCTATTGTTACTGCTCAAATCGAAGCAGCACAAGCTGCGTACGATGCAGAGTCTGATGAACACAAAGCTCAGTACCCTAGACCAGTAGTATATAATCTTCCATAGTCTTTAACCTATGGCTAAGTATTCTGATATAAAAGGATTTACAGTTCAAACACTGTCAAGCGATACCACTACGTCTGCGATACCAGGTACAACTTGGGCGTCAGGTGGAGATTTACCTGCAGCACTATCTGAAAGTGCTGGGGCAGGTGCTACGTACAATGCCGCTTTAAATTTTGGTGGACAAGGAAATCCACCTAGTCCATTACACCCAGTAAGTGCTGAAACAGATTCATATAATGGAACAAGCTGGTCTGAAGTAGCTGAAA